ATATTTGATAATATAGCAGACACATTACTAAACAAATCTATACTATGTATTAACAGAACTAATTATAGGATATGTGAGATTGAATTTTATTTGTTATGCGATGATCATAATGATGTATATGTTCATGGTGATGAGCACCAAACATCTATATGTAAATGGTATTTCCACAGACATAATTCTGGAACGTATAAAAATGGAACGTTCAAAGGACTTGATTTAACATTTGGTTTTTCAAAAAGAAATAACTATTACGGTGGAATTTTAATAAGAAGCATTCAAAATTTAAAATCAAAAAAAATCACAGAAGGTCCATGTAATGTTGTTACACATGTATTGAAATTGTGCAATGTCAAGAATATATTGGAATTTATAAACAAAGAGCACAAATTACAGGAGAATACAGAAATCCCACTGTCTGCAAATAAAGATAACTCATTACTCAAAATAATTCCAAGTAATAAAAGAATGACTAACAATAATATATTTACAGCTCCTAGAGTAGGTTTAGGGTTTGACAATAGTGATGATAATAAACTAATATATATCATGAAAAATTATAGATACATCATACATCCAAATAAAATAATGAAAAATATATTTGGATTAATAGTTAAATTATATGCTGATGGTAAAGATACATCTGAAATATCAAAACAGACTCTTATCAAGAAGAAAAAGATAGATAAATATGCAGAACATTATGATAATTCACCTGAAACGGATATTAAGAAGATAACTAAAATAACTAAAAATAGGAATATGCCGATAGCCAAGCAGATAAATATTCAAAAATTATGCTATCAATTGTATAGATAGACTGGTATTAATGAAAAAATTGAATTTTATACTATATAAATTAATGTTAATATTATTAATTTATATTAGATGTCTAAACCGATCTGTTGTGGTTATAAAAGAGATAAAAAACTAAAATCAGATGTTAGATGCGCATTTCTCGCAAAGAATGGTAAATATTGCGGAAAGCATACATATTTTGCTGATTATACATGGAATGATATTACCGATCTATCATATTGTTTGAAACATAACAGATATTTTGTTGATAAATGTAATAAGTGTTTTATTCTTTATAACAGTGCTAAGCATAAAGAAAGTTATACCAAAAAAAATAAAAAGAGAAGTTTAGCAAGAAAAACATGTTTATGGTACCAGAAAGGTCCTGTAAAAGACCGTAGAGAGTTGTGCAAAAATAAAAATTGGAAAAAGTGTAACATTAAGGTTATTGATGGTACAGATTATTGCAAAAACCACCAGTATGTTGCAGAATATACAGATGAAATGAAACAAAAATATAATTTGTTTAACTGTAGCGATTGTGGAAGAGTAATGTGTATCAAAAATAATACATGTTCTGATTGCAGAAATCGTGGAGCTAAAAATAGATCTATTAGCAGAAAAAATAAAGTAATATGTAAGATAGATAAATGTACTTTTGCAGCTAGAAGTAATGGATTTTGTGGTAATCATCAAAGAGAATACAAAAAAAGGCAAATTGAAAAAGATAATACAAAAAAAGTATGTCCTAATTATGTGAGAGGTTGCAAAAATATTTTAGAATATACTTCTGAAAATTCAAGGTGTTATGATTGTAGGAAGTATGAAAGAGAGAATACTAACAAATATTTATACTATATTAAGCAAGCAAAAAAGAGGAAAATTGAATTTGATATAGATGAAGAATATATAAACACTATAACTTTGGAGCCATGTTTTTATTGTTCGGATATGGCTGATAGAAAATGGAACGGTTTGGATAGAATTGATAATAATGGTGCATATAGCAAAAAAAATGTTGTTCCATGTTGCCCAGATTGTAATAAGATGAAAAAAAATTATAATGTTAAAGACTTTTTAACCTATTGTGTTAAAATTCACAATAACTGGGGATGCGAAGACAAGTCTGATAAAGTACTAAGAAGATCATCGTATAAAATATATGCTACTGGGGCAAAAAAAAGAAATTATGAATTTTCCCTATCAAAACAAGAATTTAATAAAATATTATCAAATAAGTGCTATTATTGTGCCAATTTAATTAATATAGGTCAAATTGGTATTGATAGAATAGATTCAGATGGTCATTATACAATTGACAATTGTGTTGCATGCTGTAAGATATGTAATGTTATGAAAAGTGATTTTGATATAAACTACTTCAAAGATAAAATAGAAAAGATCAATATTCAAATCAAAGAAAAAGACATGATGAAAGGTATAAAATATAATATAAAAAAAATTGATACTGTAACTGAATAAGATATATAAGTATAGTATACAATTATTATATATATGCCCGAAAAATGCGTAGGTATTTTACCAGATATTACAAAAAAATGTAAATATCGTGTCATAGATGGTGAACAATATTGCAAATATCATATATACCAAGAGAGTATAGGTATAACTAGATCAAATATAAATGACTATAAAAAATGCCCTAGGTGTAAGAAATATCATAAAGGAACTCTAAATTCATGTATATCATGTGTTAATAGTTATAAAAAAAGAAACGAAAGTAAACAGAAAAATAAGAAAAAATGCATAGGATTAGATAGGAATGGAGATAGGTGTAGAAATAACGCTACTATATTAGATAATTTTTGTAAATATCACGAATATATGAAAGATTATACTGAATACCAGTATAAAAATATAAGATTTTGTAAGGGGTGTAAAAAATATAAATACTATGAAGGTAATTCCTGTGGTTGCCAAAAAGGAAAATATAACAACACTAGTACAATTAAAAATAATATCAGTATTCCCACTTATGAGGAAAATACAGTAGAAAAAGAACCTGTAAAGCCAAAAAAAAAAATAACCGAGAATAATATATATTGTTCGGGTTGTGGTTGTTACCATGATGAGTCAAGATTTTTTATAACAAAAAATGGAACTTTATCAAAATATTGTAAAGCTAGGAGACAAAGAGAATCTGGTCGTGTAAGAGTAAGGGATAAACAAAAGCAAAGGGAATATGAAAAAAATTATAGGGAAAAACAAAAAACAAATAACCTTAAAGAATTTAATAGTAAAAATACAGAATATATGAGAGAATATAGAAGCAGAAAAGCTACAGAGAAAGCGTTAAATAAAAAAGATGCCAATACAAAAGATGTCAAAAAAAAAGAAACACCGTATGCAAGAAAAAAGCGTACATATATAGAGAAATACGGAGAAGATGCATGGAGGAAAAAAGAAGCTGAAAGAAAAAAAGCATATAGAAAAAGAAAAAATAATAGTTAATTTATGTAGTATGCACTAGCAAAATATCTAACACATATTATGTTAATTTATTGAAAGTATTAGCAACACAAAGTAGCAATATTTATAATGTCCCATCATCATTTGTATATTACAGCATATATTGGTAGAATGTCCCACCATCATTTGTATATTACAGTATGTATTGGTAGAATGTCCCATCATCATTTGTATATATTACAGTATGTATTGGTAGAATGTCCCACCATCATTTGTATATTACAGCATATATTAGTAGAATGTCCCACATCATTTGTATATTATAATATGAACTAGCAAAATATCTAGCACATATTATGTTAATTTATTGAAAGGATTAGTAACACATAGTAACATTTAATAATGTCCCACCTTAATTTGAATAAGCAAGCCCTCCCATCCCCGACATAATTCTTAGCACGTTGTAGTTAACGCAGAATATATATAGTTTGTTATCAGCATTTAAGAAGTTTAATTTAGGTAAACCATCTCTGTATGTTTCATCAGCAAACCATAAGTTTAATTGTGTATTGTCGATACGTGACAAATTAGCTGTACCTGAAGGTTGGTGTTGTTCAGGGTAAATAGCAAATGAGTATACATTAATACCATCTGCTGGTGTATTTGTATGATGTTGTTCTGGTTGGACATAGTTAAAGTAAGCACCTTCACGAGCATCAAAACGGTCATGACCGTTTAATTGAAGTAAACCTTGATTAACAATGTTTCCTGATCCATCAATTAATAATCCAAAATGGCATTGATTTACACTAACATCATTATCACGGCATGCACGAGTATCAGTCATTTCATCAACTGGAAATGAAATATCTCTTACAGTTAAATCAGTACATACATTTGAACATTTAATGTTACAATCTGCATCAACTGTAATATCTGCATAGATTTTGTCTGTTAAACTATAATTTCCAATTTTTAATGAATCTGTATTTACCCATAAACATTTATCTGGACATTCATTTACAACATTGATTTTTCCATTTGCTGTTGTACCTTCAGATTCTGCTGAAAATGGTTCCCAGTTTCCTTCTGCTGGTGGTTCTTCTCCAGGAGATTGAACTTGTGGGTTTCCATATTGATCTAATTCACAGATTGTTCCTGGTAAAAGAACTACTGAATCTAATAATACTTTACATGCACATTCTTCTAAAATTTGACTCCAGTCATCTAAATGAGTATAACATAAAAATGATTTTCCTGTTGTATAATTTCCAGGTTTTACTGCCCAAATTAATTCTTTTGTTGGGTGATTAAAGTCTAATTTATATTTGTGTCTTTGGTCTTGAACTGTTTCTTCTCCTGTAAATTGAAGTTGTTCAATCAAATATTCATGACCTACTTGAGCAAAACGTCTACGTTCTTCTGAATCTAAGTATACATAGTCTACTAAGATTTGAGCATCTGACATTTCAACACATTTAATATCATTTTGTTTGAAATATTGATTTGCTACAATAACTTCATCTACTCTTGCGAATTCAAAATGAAGACGGACTTCATGATATTGAAGTGCAATTAATGGTAATGCTAATCCAACATTTCTGTTAAACCAAAATTTAAGTGGAATATATAAAATATATTCTGGTTTTTCTTCATGGTTATATTCTGTTAAAACTGGATCATCTCCAATCATTTTCAAAAATCCACGTTCTCCATCACCTGCGTGTCTTGCTAATTCATACCAGATGTTTAACCAGATTCCATATTGTCTGTCAATTCTAGATCCACCAATTTCTACTTCAACTTCTTTAAGTAATGCATGACCAATTCTACGAACCCATGCAAATTTTGAGTCACAACATGATGGTTGAACATGTGCTAATCTAACCCATAAATAAATTTTTGTAATTAAATCTCCATTACGAGTAATTGTAACATCTGCTCTACGACCAAAATCTGTACCTCCATTCATGGAATGTTCAATACATTCCATTGAAAAATTAGTATGTCTTCTATATACTACTTTATGATGTGTAATTTGTGGATTACCTGTAAGATATACATCTTGTGCTCCGTAAGCTACTAATTGCATTAAACCACCACCCATTGTTATTATATATTATTGCTATATAAAAAAAATTTTTTAATTCATATAATTTAATCCTTTGATTACATAAAAAATACTATATATTTTTACAAATTCTTATAGTGCGTATTTACTGTAACCTATCCTACAGTATATGCTAATCCTGCTAAACCGGCCATCACTCTTAACACATTATAATTCGTGCCGTATATATATATTCTACTATCCACATCCAATATATTCAATTCCGGTAACTCCGCTCCAGCAGTAGGATCAGTAAATCTTAATGTTAAATCAGTATTATCTATCCTAGATAAATTTGCTGTTCCTGATGGTTGATGCTCTTCCGGATGAATCGCAAATGAAAATACATTTATTCCATCTGATGGAGTATTGGAATGATACTGTTCTGGCTGAACATAATTAAAATAAGCTCCTTCTCTTCTATCAAATCTTTCATAACCATTTAATTGTAATAATGCATCTTGAACAGGATTTACACTACCATCTATCATTAACCCATAATTATTATATAGATATACTATAGGGTCACATACATTAAATCTAGTATCTGTCATCTGGTCAACTGGAAAACTGATATCCCTAATACTTAATCCTGTAACAATATTATTTATGCTTATCTCATTATCTGCATCTATAGTTATATCAGCTGTTATCTTATCTGTTATACCATAATCACCTATAGATAAACTTGTAGGATTTATCCAAACACTATTCAAACTATTATTCTTAATATTTAATGTACCTACTGTACCAAATGTATCACTTGATATTTCAAACCATTCACCACCACTTATATCAGTCGGGTCATTACCTATTGATATACTATTTATTATTATATTTTGTGATGCATCTTCTATTAGCCAATTATCACTTCCAGTATAATATACAAATGATTTTCCTGTCGTATAATTTCCATGTTTTATTGCCCATACTAACTCTTTTGTCGGATGATTAAAATCTAAACTATACCTACTAGTTAAATTTTGCACTAATTCTGTACCATTCCATTGTACTTGTTCTATTAAATATTCATGTCCAACTTGAGCAAATCTTTTTCTTTCCTCTGTATCTAGATATATATAATCCACTAATAATGTTGCATCTATCATCTCTAATTTACTCATATCAAAATTACAATCTCTAACACCTAAAATTTCTGTATCATTAAATTCTACATATACATCCATATTATGGTATTGAAGTGCAATCAAAGGTATTGATAATCCTACATATCTGTTAAACCAAAACTGTAAGGGGATATATAACACATATTCTGGCTTTATATCTGTGTTATAATCAACTAACTTTTCAATATCACCTATTAATCTATCATATCCTCTATCATGATCAGCATTTCTCGCTAATTCATACCATATATCTAACCATGTACCATATTGACTATCAATTCGTGTCCCACCAAGATGAACACTAACTTCTCTTATAATAGCATGACCTAACCTTCTTACCCATGCAAATTTAGATCCCTCTGGATCAATACTTGCTATAGTAACTCTTATATACATTTTATGAACAAGATCTGCATTACGAGTAATGCGTGCATTGACACGTCTACCAAAACCAGGATCCCCAATAAATGGAAGCTCTATCGCCTCCATTGAAAAATTAGTATACCTTCTATATGTAACCTTGAAAAAAGTAACCTGTGCATTACCAGTCAAAAATATATCTTGGGCTCCATAAGATATTAATTGCATTAAACCGCCGCCCATAATTATTATTATTTATAAAATTATCATACATTTATTATTTTCATTATTTACACAATTTACACAAATGCACTTAAACATCTTTGGTTTCTTTATAAATATACACTATCATGTCATTATTTAAAACAAGACCTTCAAAAAACAGATATGTTAGTAATTTTGATACATTAGATCAATTACACAAACATATTGAAATGGATTTTGAGAAAAAAAGAAATAATTTACCAAGGTTAGTTAATAAATTAGATAAATTAAAAAGAGAATTAGATAGAATTGAGAACTTGAATCCATCAAATTATACTGCTAATGATATTAAAAATAGATCTAGACTAAAAACAGATATAGAAAATTTAGAAGATGATATTTATGATATCGAAAATAATGTTTCAGAATTAGAATATTATAGCAAAACAGGTGATATTATTATGGAATATTATTCTCTTATTGATAAAGATGATTACCAATTGTATGAATATGATGATGATTGTGTATTAAGTAAGAAGAAAAATACTGACAATAGCACAGATAACAAACATGACAAAATTTGGCAAAAATTAAATTCTCAAGGAAAAAAACCGAAAAAAATAACAAAAAAAAGAGGAAAGAAAAGAAAATGTAATAATGCAAATAATATAATGGATCTACTCGGATGCGTTGTTGATAATTCTGACAATGGAGAAAAAGATAGATTTGAATTATTTGAAGAGTTCAGAATGTTAACTGATAATGAATATATGGCAGAAAAAAATAAAGTATTTGAATATGAAATAATATGTGATACATGCAATATTGCAAAAGTTTTTTCACAAAATGATGGAGTTTATGTATGTACCAATTGCGGAGAAGTTGAAAATATTATTAGTGAACCTGAAAGACATAATTATAAAGATATTGTTCCTGATAAACCTGCATATCCATACAAAAGAATAAATCACTATAGAGAATGGCTTTCTCAATTTCAAGCAAAAGAATCTACTGAAATACCATCAGAAGTATATAACGCCATTCTTGCTGAACTACGAAAAAATAAATTTTATGATCTCAAAAAATTAACCATCAAGAGACTTAAAAAAATTCTTAACAAATTAAAATTTAATAGTTACTATGAACATGCAACTCATATAATGTGTAAATTAAGTGGCTTACCTCCTCCATCACTTACAAGAAGCCAAGAGGAACAATTGATTAAAATGTTTAAACAGATACAAATCCCATTTGAAACACATTGCCCTAAAACAAGAGTTAATTTTTTATCATATGCCTATGTTTTACATAAATTTTGTGAACTACTTGAACTTGATGATCTAATTAAATATTTTCCTCTTCTTAAAAGTAGAGAAAAATTACGCCTTCAAGATAAAATTTGGAAAAATATATGCAAAGATTTGAGATGGGAATACATACCAAGCATCAATTAGTAAATTGTCCATATAATAATTAATTATATAGTATTATATAATTAATGGGGATTAGAGTTGTTATGTTAGGAAGTGCATATGTCGGTAAAACATCACTTACAGACAGACTTGTATTTGATAGATATAAAGAAAATAAGGATAGTACTATAGGATCAGCTTATTGTAGGCTTACATTAAATAATGTATTATATGATATATGGGATACTGCAGGACAAGAGAGATATTCTGCCATATCTGAATTTTATTATAGAGAAGCTGATATTATTATACTTGTTTTTGATATCAGTAACATATCAACAATAGCAACTATAATTAATTACTATAAAAAAGTAAAAAGTGTAAATAACAGGGAAAATAATTTTATTATTATAGGAAATAAATATGATATCACAACTCAAAATGATATAGATAATTCATATACGATGATTAATGATAATTTTATGGGTGAAAAATATATTATAATATCAACAAAAACAGGAATGAATATTGATAAAGTAAAAGATTATATTATAAGTATTACAGATAATATCAGAAAATATCATAAAATAAATAATATTAAAAAAGATACATTGGAAAATAATATTAGACAAATTGATCTGTATACATATGATAAAACAGATAAGGATAAATGCGTATGTTGATATAAAATTATATTATGTGTATTTCATATAATGGCTGATTTCGATAATGTTAAAAAGATCGATTATTTAACTGAAGATGATCCAATACCAAGACAAAATTGGGTATGTATATCTTTTATATCCCCAGAAGGATTAATGAATTGTTCAGTTAGAGGTATCAAAATAAGAGGTATATATGCCACAGAAACTGAAGCAAAAGAAAGAGCCGACTATTTACAACAAATTGATCCAGATTTTAATATATTTGTAGGTGAAGTAGGTAAATGGTTGCCATGGGATCCAGATCCAAACAGCCAAGGTGATCAAGTGTATAGA